TATTAGTACCTTCTTTTAAATCAAAACTTGTATCACTTCCATCCCATGTAGCTGCTGTAGTTGTACCAGCATCAACAGGAACTAAGAATTTAAAGTCTCCAGTTGATGTAACTTCACCCCAAGATGAGCCATCATAGACTTTCATCTTGTTAGCAGTAGTATCAAATAAGAGGTCACCCTCATCATTATCTGAACCTGGTTCACTAGAAGCTATACGATACCTAGCATTAAAGTCATTTATATCATCAGATAACTGTTTAACATCAGATTCAGTTGCTAATATCTTATGATAATTATAGGTATTACCTGAGCCAGTAGAACTGACCTGCATACCAACACCAGCTGCTAAAGTCTCGCTATAAAGACTAGAAGGAGCACCATTAATTGTTACTGTTGCTGGTGTACCATCTGTTGTTCTACCTGTTGTGGATACACCACTACCGTTAAAAACAACGCCTCCAGCATCTGCAATACTAATTACAACTCCAGCTGGTGGTTGACTAGCAGTAGCAGGGAAAGCTACTTCTGTAGCAATGACTTCAAGACCACCAATAGGTGCTAACTGTGCTGCTACATAATCAACAACAGCTCCAGATGTAGGAAGATGAGAGTCACTATCTGATATAGTTGTTTGCTCACAACCTATCTTAGCAATGGTTACTGAGTCAGCTGCTAATTTATCTGTAGTTACATTAGCATCTGTTATCTTAGCTGTAGTAACAGCATTAGATGCTAAATTAGAAGCTTCAATTGTAGTACCAGCTATCTTTGCCCCTGTAACCTGAGAATCCGCTATATGTGCTGTGTCTATAGATCCGTCAGTATAGTGTTCTGAATCAACAGCATCATCTGCAATCTTAGCACCAGTAACTGCATCAGCTGCTAAATGAGCTGTATCAATTGAACCATCAGTGTAATGTTCCGAATCTAAAGCATCATCAGCAATTTTAGCACCAGTTATAGCATCTGCTGCTATCTTTGCAGTGGTAACATTTAAGTCAGCAATATGTGCCGTATCAATACTACCATCAGTATAATGCTCAGAGTCGATTGCATCATCAGCTATCTTTGCTCCTGTAACTGCATCAGCGTTAATCTTAGCTGTGGTAACTGCACTGCTTGCTATATGAGCTGCGTCTATACTACCATCTGTATAATGTTCAGAATCTATAGCGTCATCTGCTATCTTAGCTCCTGTAACTGCATCTGCATTTATTTTAGCAGTCGTTACAGCACTACTTGCTATATGACTTGCATCTATACTACCATCTACTAATTCAGAAGAATCAACAGAATCAGCTGCCAGCATTGTGGCTGTAACTGTTGCTGTATCCCCTGTTGTTACTACTGTTCCTGTTACGTTAGGAAGAGTAATTGTACGATCAGCAGTAGGATCAGTAACCGTAAGAGTGGTCTCATATCCATCGTCTGTTGCTCCTTCAAATATAATTGTCTGATCCTCACCCATAGTGAGGTCACCAGTCATTGTACCGCCAGTTGTAGAGAGTAGAGTTTCATCATACTCCATACACTTACGCATTAACTGCTTCTGGTTATTATTAAGATCAGCAGATGTAATAGAGGCTCCTGGAGTATATGTAGCTCTTGGTGTAGGAGCTCCCATATCGGTCTCAGGTCTTATTATAATTGTACCACTAGATAAGTCAGCTCCACCAATATGTATGGTTTTAGCAGTAGTATCTACAGAGTATTCACGTGGGGAGGCGGATTCATTAATCGTAGACGCTGTATATGTTAGCGCTACATTGTCTAATAATGCAACTACTTCTGTTGCTTTGAAAACATCAAAACTCCCAGAGTAGCTAAATGTATTAGCTGTCCCAGTATTCTGGGAATAAGTTTTTGTTACTTTTGTATGTGCCATTTAGTTTACTTCGGGAATTGTTCTACTTGTTTTGATGGGTAGTTTAATTCTAAGAGTTCAGATCTGGTATCTCTAGTCCTAGCATCTTTCCCGTCTTGCTCTGATTTTAATGTTTGAAGTCGTGCATAACCTTTATGGCTTGGATCATTGATCTTTGCCCAAGCTTTAGATCTTGCTTGATCCATAACGTTATCAATCAAAGTATTATGGGGATAATCGTTGGGATCTACATCCCATAATGCTGGATTTTTACTATTCTCTCTCATTTTAGACATAGAATTTTTAACATCAGTTCTTGATGCTAAGTGGTTCAAAGCTTCTTCTACATTTTTAAACTTTTTAAATCCAACCGTAATTGGAACAGTACCTATTGCATTCTGGAAATGTGCTCTCACATGGTTATCTTTAACAAAAGAATATCCCCCATAAGAATAGGTTGTAGATTTCAAGTCATAATGACTATCTAATAAAAGTCTTCGACCAGGAGTATCATTACGAATATCTAAGGATACTGGAGAAACAGCATTAAATGAACGACTTATGATATTCCAATTTTTAATAGGTTTACCATTTAATAAATCACTTTTTGCTGGTAATGCTCCTTCACCTGCTAAGAATTCAGTAGCTTGGTTTCTATTTCTAATAGAATCCCACATACTAGAGTTTAATTCTTTCATATGTGGATTAGCCCATTTACCAAATTCATTTCTCATACCTGCTAAAGGTATGCTGTTATTCATAATATTACCAACACCTTTTTCTAACGCACCAGGTTTCATCTGTGCTATTTGCATCATCTGATCTAACCCAGACATATATGTTTTACCAGTTAAACCTCTACCTATAACAAATGCAGCAGCTTGTAAACGTTTCTCAGCCCACTCAGAACCCATGAGTTCCATATTATCACCGATATCAGCAATAGCAGAGAATATAACATTATAAGGTTCTAAAGTAGTATAATCGAATCCTACATCACCAATATAGAAATGATTAGGTTTCCAACCAGCATTAATCCATTGCTGTTTAAGCTGCCTATCAGCAGGACCATTACCAGTTAACTGTCCAGCCATGTACATACCAGCAAAGGTTGTAACTGCTGCTGCACCAACTGCTTGCCTACCTGCAAATAAGTTCCTAGCATTAGCTAAATCATTAGCATTTTCAATACCATACTTAGCTAATTTTGTAAAATCAGTTCCTTTATGGCTAAGAATATCTAAAGATTCTCTATGTAAAGCACCTAATAATGGTGTGCTTTTGAAACTAAAATTCAGTCCATTGATACCAGTTCTAGCAAATAGATAGAATGGTTTCATTAATGGCATTGAATTAAATACATCATCTAACTTAGCTGCAGTCCCTTTTAATGGAGAAGTTAATGTTACTTCTTCAAATTGTTTTGCAAACCAAGAATCCTTTCTTATATCTATATTACCATTACCATCTAATAAACGATTATAATGAATATCTTCAGCTTTTTTCAATAATTCAGGTGTAATTTTTACATGACTATCTCCAGCAGCTTCTAATACTTCTCTCATAGCTAGTTCTTTAGATCTTGTCCTAGCCATCAACCATAAATAGGTATCATCAACAGCGGCTAAAGCTCTTGGAGACCATCCAAATAGTTTGTTATTAACTAAGTTTCTAGTAATGTTATGTCCATAATAAGCAGCTTTTTCGCCTGGAGTACCTCTTAATTCAACCCATCTACCTTCAGCTTCAAATAACTTATCTCCTTTACTTACAGTAGATCCATCAGAAAATCTAGTTTTGATATCAGCAATATCTGCATCAAATTTAGAATTCCATGACTTTTGAAATACTTTATATGCTTCAGGAATCTGCCCAAAATATGCTCGTAACTTAGCTACAGAAGCTTTTCTACTAGCTATATCACCTGTAAATGGTGATCTTATCATTGCACCGAAGGCTTCATTTATAGCATTTGCATATGTATTAACTGTAGTACCAAGCATAGCTCTAAGTGGAGTTTTAGGACCACTTAATATGCTTTGAACCATGACTTGCTGTAGATCAGAAATCAATGCACCTGTTTTAACCTTACCAGCAAACTCACCACCTACAAGCTTTTGATGCATAAAAGCATCTAAATCTTTTAAGTTATGAACTTCATCAGATGCTTTAACTACATCTAATAAAGCTTTAGCAAATTCATTATCAGGTTGCTCCATCATCATGTTCAACATTGATTGAACACTACGTTTGGTTTGATTATGAGATTCTGAAGATCTTTTACCTACTTGAGCTGCAAGATCAATAAGTTGTTCTTGAGATAATTTACCATCTCCTTCTCTCATCATTTGACGAGCAAGATCCCAAGTGTGTTGAGTCTTCTTGACTTGACCTAAACCTACAACAAGATTATCAGCTATCTTCCTCATAGTACCATCGATGGCAAATATATCTGTATGGTCAATCAGTTCACCACCAGCCATAGCAGAGTCTCTTAATTGAAGTAAAAGAGATTCATTAACAGCATCTTGTACTTCTATATTCTTTATAGCCCACTTTTCAAAGTCTGTTGCCTTAGAAAAATCTTTTACATCTAAAGGTTGATCTAATATAGTTTTACCCCAGAATGCGTCTGGACTTAAACTAGCAGCATCTCTACCCAGTACTTCTCTAATACCTAGTTCTGAGCTTTCAGATACAACTCTTCTAGTCCTCTTAAGAGGGTTAAGATTCTTTATTTGTTGTTTCCAAACACTATCATTCATCAACTCGTCTCTGAATAAATCGAGTTGTTTTTCATCAACGCCTCGTTTAACAGCGTTTGCCATATCAACTTGGCTAAACAGTGAGTCTGTACTACCTTTCTTACCTATACCGATAGTATTTCTGATTTCATCTAAATCATTAATAGCTTGTCGTATACCACTTCTAGCCTTGGTTAAACCTTGACCCCACATTTTCTGACCATCTTTATATACACCATAGCCTGAACGTAGTATACCATCTTCAGCATCTAAAGAACTATTGAAAGCATTTCTAGCACCTTCATAAGCTTTGCCCATTTGAACTCTACCAGCCTCAGTCCAATCTTTTAATTGAGTTTGCTGTTTTGCAAACCAATGAGCTTGGTCAGCTAATGGAGCTTCTATAGCATTTGATATATTTTTAGCACTTACACCCATAGCCTCTCTTTGCTTTCCTGCAAATTTTACACCAGATTTAACCATCCATGTAAAAGCTTCTGGAGCTGATTTAGTTATAATATGTCCTAATCCAGCAAAACCTGCTATAGCTCCAGCACCACCAGCTACTTCACTTACAACAAAATCAGCCTGTTTAAATATAGGAGATTCTATTCCTTGAGCTACTTGTGGTCCAAATATCGCTGTCTCAGGGTATAAATTAGCAAGACCATGTAATGCACCATCTTCACGCATATGATTCCAACCATCAGCTTGAAGGTCAGCAAACGCAGCTTGTGGTAAAGTTTCTGCAATTGTTACCTTACCTGCTTGGCCTAAAGCGTGTTTAATTCCTACTCCTTTTTTCCAAGTAAGAGGACTCATCACAGCTGTTTTAACTGCTCCAGCTTTAAGTCCTAATGCAGGAGCAACAGCTCCACCAGTTAATGCAACACCTTTTAGTTTAAGCCAAGTAAAGAAACCAGTTGTAGGCCAGTAACCTAGATGTCCTGCGGCTCCTGAACCACGAAGCCTTTTAATTTCATTATTTATACCAAATTCTAATGACTGAGGATTCTTATATTGTGTTAATTCGTCATCCCATGTAGTATTTGATAATGGATTCTCTCCATTCAGCATTTGTCCTACACTTCCCCAGAATCCTAGTTCTTGTTGTCCAGCATTAAATATACCACCACTTAGATTCTGTCTCCAGTCTTCTCCGGTATCTATCTGGTCTTGTGGAGCAAATAAATGTTGTCTTCTAAGGTTAATGTACCTTGCCATGTTTTGGCCAGGTCCAGCTTGTTGCCATAAGGCTCTAGCTCTTGAACCTAGATCTCCAGTTTCGAGACCATTGATCCATTCTTGAGTTAGTTCAGCATCTGTTTCTGGGTTTAATCTACCAAGCTCTTCATCCCATTCTTCCATGTGTGTAGTGTCATGGAAATCATCATAAGTAATTTCTCCATCACCGTTCGTATCATGTACTGCACTGAGATGAGGACTATTACGAATCATATTGAAAGCTTTTATTTGAGATTGTAGATTTAATCCATCCTCAAATAAGTCTTTTAAAGCTCCTTCCTCTTCATCATTTCTAATAATACTAGCTTTAAAATAGTTAGCAACCTTTCTACCGTGTTCACCTCGGAAGACATAGTTACCATCATAATCTTGATATGAATCTAGATCCATAGTGTTATCTTCATTTACTTGATAATGAAGTTTAACTGGTTCTACTACTTCAGGCTCTACTACTTCAGGTTGTTCAGCTGTAACTTCTGGTTGTTCAGCAACTCCTAATGGCTGCTCTTGAGCTACACTACCTGGGTTAAATGCATCATCAGAAGCTTGCTGCATTGTAGCTTGTTCTTCTGCTTCTATTTCAGCAGGTGTTCTCCAGTCTTCTTCTGGATATGCCTTTTGAATATCTTCTACATGATCCTCATACCCTTCTATATTTTGGGTAGTATCAGCTGTAGGTACAGCATCAGGTGTTAAGTTTAATACGTCCATTTTTAATACCCTCCTGTTTTAACAGAAACAGGTCCAGATGGCCTGTCTGGGAATGTCATAGGGTCAAGGTTATGGATTCCTGTCATTATACGGGGATCACGTCTATGTGGCGTTGGAGGTGGTGTTGGTCCACCAATTGGAGGCGGTATTCTACCAGACAAGATTCCTTCTATTTCCTTTAAGTAAGATTCGTCTGTCACTTCAGGTTTTTTTTCTCCAAATCCAAGACGTTGTTGATCCCATATAGAGATAGGTGATCTACCATAATTAGAGCCTTCTTTTAATTGATTCATACCATATAAATAGGAATTTACTGATGGATAATTGAAGGCTTGGTTTGCACTCTTAGTTAAACCAATTAGGTTATTAGGATCTTCAAGTTTCTCACCTTTACCATTTTCACCTGATAATAAGTCCACTGCTGCAGGACGTTCTTCTTCCCATAAACCTGGATGTCCTGTAGCTTTTAATTGTTTATCTAATAGACCCATCCAGTTATCATCTCTACCACGTGCTAAACCTTTGTAATATTGCATAGCACCTTTGTCCATCCTTAAACCTTTTCTAGCACCATACTTTTCAATGTTGTTCTTTACAGAAGTTAATTGACGATGACCATAATCACCACCTATAGTTCCATTGAAAATTATATCAGGATCATTTAGCATCTCACGTTTACCACTAGCAACCCTAGCTACTCTAAGATGTCCAGCTTTCATTGTTTTTTCGATTGCCTGACCTTCTATAACATACTTACTCTTTTCACCAAATTGTTCTATCTCAGTAAGTACACCCATTGAATCAGGTATTACTTCACCAGTTTCTTTATCTTTAACTTCTTTAGCATGTAAGGCTAACCTACTAGCTTCTGCTGAACTATAATTCATAGCAATATAACGATTATACTTTTCAGCATAATCAGCCTTAGCATTAGACATAGCTTCTACATAGGCAGGGCTTTTCTCATTAGCTTTGATACCCATATTAGTGAATGCGGTATCTAAATAAGATTTAATTTTAGCTTCAGAATCATGTGCTTTAATAGCTTTCTCTTCCATTCTAGTGGCTTTTTCTCTGAATTCTAGAGCAGCTTTAGGATGGAATCGATCTAATTGTTCATTGGATATATAACCATCTTGACTAGCCATGAGATATTCAATCTGTTGCTTATCTTCTCTTTCATCTCTCATCGTAGCAGTCTCATAGTTAGTAACGCTAGATGGTATAGTAAGACCTAGTTCACCAAAGCGTCTCTTATACTGATTAACCTGTGCAGTAGAAAGATCTCCTTTTCTAGCTGCTTCTATGAACTCCACTTGTAATGCAGTACCTGCAGTTTCTTGGAATTTTAACTCTTCATTATTAGCAGAAACTATACCTGATTTAATATCAGACTTAAGTTTTGTAAATCTACCAGGCCATTGTTGGGCAAATGTAGTACCTGCTTTAGCTCCTACTTGTGCTCTAAGACTAGGAGGTAGTTCTAATGATCCTAATTTCTCTGCATAAAAAGGATCTCCAGATTTAACACCTTCATCCTGTAATATACCCATTACTGAATCCCAACCACCAGTATTACCTAGAAGTTCATTCTTATCATTAACTGTGTTAGATTGTATAAGAAATAATCTATGTAGATCTTCACCTGATCTAGCTGAAGTAGCCCATTCTTTTTGAGCTTTTATTCTAGTATTATGGGAAGAATCTATATTATATCTTTCTCTATACTTATCCATCTGCCCTTCTTGGGCTTTAATGATGGCTTCATGTGTACCGGATAAAGACTGTAATTCAGGAGAGAATCTATCTACCTGAGCTGCTTCTCTAATATCTTCTGATAATACCTTAACTGCTGCTTCTTTAAATGGTAAACCTGTTATATTATTTTCACGTAACTCTTTTGGTGTAAAGGTTACTCCTGATATAGTGATAGCTTTCTCGCTATTTTGCATAGCATGAGCAAGCTTATCATCAAAGGTTTCATTAAAAGCACGTAGCTTTTCTTTAGCATATCCTACCTGTTGCCAAGGGGATAGATTAGCTACACGATCAGCATCAGGATAAACACTAGCACCACCAAGTTTAAGCATCTCTGCTTTAATCTCTTGGTACCTTGTATCCTCTTGTTTAGTTATTTTCAACTCTTCTGCAAGAGCTGCTATCTTTTCAGCGTCTGCAGTTTCATGTTGCCTTGCTGCTATCTTACCTTGCTGCTTTTTCTTTTCTATATCCTTAACTTTCCAATCATGTAGATGTTTGGAGAATCCAGATAAAGCAGTAGCTATGTTCTCAGCTTCCTTTTGACCAGCTGCATTTTCATAAGTAGCTTGGTCAATGTTGTTTTGCATCCGTTGGCGAGTGTTCGCCCTAGAGGTCTCTTTCAACCTTGCGATATTTCTTGAATATGACATAGCTATCACTCATTAAGTTTCATAGAGAACGGATCGGTAACAGGAGTTGGTGTTGATGGGGCAGTGAATCTAGATGCTAGTCCACTTACATCATAATTTGGATTACCAAAGTCAGGCATTTTCAGTAGGCCTTCACCAGTACCACTGAAACCTCCTGAAGCAACATCTGGATTCCAATCTTTTATACGATCCTTTATATCACCCAGTCCTGTTTTCGGTGCTTTAAGTTTCATACCAGCCATTGTTGATGTCAATGCTGTACCTGCTAACCCTACCAATAAACCACCCATACCAGGTTTAGCTTCAAGCTCTGGAGCTATTGGTGTGTGACCATGTATAGGAGAGAATCGTATCTTCTCATAAGCATTCCACGACTGAGTTTGGGCTGATGCTGTGGCTGATTCTTTATTCAGTTGGGCGTCATCTTTAGACATCATCATATTATGCAGTACTTCAGACTTGTATTGACCTAACTTCTTAGCACTTTTACCTGCTAATCGAGCTGCAGTCCGTCCTGTTCCTGTACCAGCATAATCATTCTCATACATTTCAACTATAGCTTTCTCTATCTTTTGATCTCCTTGAGCAAAGATTTTATCAAGTTGTTGATCTTGTTCCGACCATTGTCGAATCATAGCTTGATATATTTGGTCTTGTTCAATGTCTTGAACTTGAACCTCATTCTTCCACTCATTATTGTCGAGCATTACTTCACGTTTGTACTGCTTGTTCTGCTCTTCAAAATTTTTTAATTTACGTCGGTTGCGGCGACCGACTGCTCGGCCTTGCTCTTGGTGCTGCATTATCTGGCCTGCACCCTGCATTACGCCCATCGCTATTGATACTGGTTCGCACACGGCAAAATTCTATAAAGGTTAATTGGTTAGGACCATGTTTAAGTTCCCGTAAGAACTTGAATCCTAGAAACTTTAGAAGTTTTAGATGAGCGGTGTTCCGTTTATCTACAATGTTCCAAAGGAGTTCTTCTTGTCTGCTTTCTATAAATCGTTTAGCTTCACGTGCAAAAGTGAGAGGGTACTCATGAATAGCTGGTGTGCATAACATCCAAATCTTTCCACCTTCCTGCACTCCCGCCATACCGGCAGTCTTGCCGTTAGGCACTTCGAACCAAACTGTGTCTCCATTGAAAGCAGCGAGGGGAAGATAGAGAAGTGGAAAATGACCGTGGCCTTCAAACACTTCTCTATAATCATCCTCTCGAAGATTAGAAGCTACCTCAACAGCAGCTTCCATTGTAATTGGGTGAATATAATTAGACACGTTGATAGTATCGTGGTGAGTAATCTCCTTCCCAATTCATTGAATGAATAGTAGCAGGAGATGGGTGATTTGATTTTAAGAATACTGTAGTATTTATATTTCTATCATATACAGGTATAGTATGTAAATAACTTTTTGCTATAGCTGCTTCACTAGCATTAATATTATCCCATTCAAGAGATTCTACGGTATAAGTATAATCATCTCTACCTTTACGTTGTAGAGTGACGTCAATAACTCCTACATCACCGAAATCAAAATTCATCCGATGTAATACAAGTGATCCTCTAGTTTCAGATCTAATTTTTTCCCCTTCAGCTCTAGTCATATATATCTTAGGAAACTCTACTTCAAACTCATATTCATATCCTATCACTACGTCTGTATTAATTGAGCTACCATCGCTAGTACTTGTTTTCCAATTACCAGGGAGAGTAACAGTTTCATTAGGAGCAGTACCAGTAATAGCTGAACTCGGAATGTCATAACTCTTACCTGCTGAATCACCTGCTGTTATACAATATGCTGTAAGTGTGCGTGAACTATAATACCCTGCACCTAATGTAAATGTAGTCACATCAGTTGCAGCATTATAAGTCATATCACCTGATGCAATAGTTTTTTTGGTATCTAAAAATACCCTATTAACGTCAGGTTCAGTACCTATTAATAAGGTATCTGATTTCAATTTTATGTCAAATTTTTCTAGGGTATATGTGGAGCCTGTATTAAGTACTGCATAATATACATCATCTAGTATTGTATGATAAATAACGTTATTAGGCATAGTCCATCTGAACCAAGCTGATTGAGCACGTTTATTTCCAGCCTCATAATACTTATATCCCCATACTTCATTTGTAGCAGTATGTAATGTACTATCTGTGCCAAATAAAATTAAATCATTTTCATTTGATTCAGAGATCATTGTAGTATTTGTAGGGAATAATTCACCTACAATTTTACTTTGTTCAATTATGTCAGGTTGTTCTCTTGCATTGACATTAGCTATTTCATAAAATCTAGCATTCTTTGCAGTGCTATTTAAAAATCCTATAGTAGTTCCTAATGATACAGGACTAGAATCAGGATTAAAAGCATATGATGATAAGTAAGTAATCTTAGCAGTTTCAGGAGTAAGTAAAGCTTCAGCTCCAGAACTTAATAAAAACTGTTCATTTGCACTGAAGATAACTAGACCTGTATTTGCTTCGACTGCATCATAGAGTTTAGTTGGGAATGTAGAACTCGACTGTAAATCAATAGGGTCTGCATTGGAAATAGCCATAGCAGTTTTAACCCAGAAGTTATAGAAGTCATTAGTTCTAGATAGTATGACGTTTTCTGCACTAAGCAGAGCTATTCTGTTCCTAAAGAATGACATCTTTTGAATAGGGTATCCTATAAAAGAAGGAGCAGGATTAGTTATATCATCTCCTACATCACGTACACCCCAATCTGGATAATCAAATCTAAAAGCACCATTAGCATAAGAAGTAGCACCACCTCCATTAATAGAGAACGTACCAGGAAGTACTCTGGTGAGCTTCAGAGGCATCGTATCCTTATCAATAGTAATATCTATATTTGGTTGTGCTACCTCTTCCCACACGCCCTCTCCGAAGCGAGCTGGAGTGAATGAAACTGTTTCACCTGCAGAGATAGTGCCTGACGCTGAATCAGTAATAGTAAAAGTGTTAACATCAGCTACGCTGGTAATCTCATAGAAACCATCAGTTGCTGCACCACTAGTGAAGTCACATATAACATCATCACCTGCACTTAAACCATGTCCAGCTGCTGTTACAGTAACTGTAGTTCCAGATCTAGCATATGTTCCTGTTTGGCTTATATCTGCTGCAATATTTTCTGCTTGAAATCTAAGATAATAATCATCCATATCCTCACCACTGTTAACAATTCTAACAACGTAACCATGGCGACAAGTGCGTGGTAGATCGGCTATATTATTAGCCTCACTAGTAACAATATTTAATAAATTCCTTTCAGGTGAAGTTACACCAAACGCATCTTTTCTATACAAATGGATACCATTACCTACAATAGTAGCTGTTATACCATGACCAGATATAGCATCTATACTAGCCTTAAGATCACCTAATATAGCTGCTGCTGATACATGCTCATCAGCAGTTGAGGAAGTAGGTTCTGGACGTACTAATGCTAGATTAGCTCTTGATGTAACTGTCGAATGATTTTTAACAGTTATTTGTGTTGTGACACCCTTTTGTGAGGTATAGGAGTGAGTATCATTAGTTGCCCATCCTTCTCCACCAAATTGTAATTTAGCATATGGAGCATATGCATCATAATAATCATCACCTTCAATATCTCCAGTTTGATCTTTAGGTTGAGGAGTACAACGTGTATCCATTTCATATCTGAGATTAGTCTTACCACCTGAACCTGCATTAGGAGGAGATGTAGACCATATAGCTGTTCCAGTATTTGCAGTAACAGTCTCTCTACCCATACCTTCACATGAACCATCACCAGGTTCTCCTGAACCAGCTGTGACTCCACCAAAAGTACAAGATTTTGAAACAGCTATACTTGTAGCACGTGTATATGAATAAGTTGTGTTATCGTCTGGGTCGTATATATCTAGTGCGTATTGCTTACCATATGAAATAGTATCAAGTTCTATATATGCTTCATTTATTGCAGGAGGTGATTTAGAACTTGCATCTGTTTTCATTGCAGTATTCTTTTTCCTATTAACAAAGAAAGTAGTTTCATTAATAGTAAGAACTTGTATATCAGAAGACTTCTCATCTGATTCAGCAGTATTATCTAAATAAGTTGCAACACCTGAACCAGGAACATTAGCATAATCAACGGGTATTGATACACCATCGCTACATCTCCATACTTTAACATCACCATCTGCAGCACATTGCCCAATATATTGTTCCGAATCATTTGTATAAATACTAAACCATTTTGAATTTGCTCCAGTATCTACAGCAAATGTTGTAGAATGAGCTGTTTGTGTAGTGATATCTTTTACTAGTGTACTACCAGGACGTTTAGTTAAGTTAGTTACTACGTCCGGTACACCATTTACTAAGTCAACAACTTGGCCAGGAATTTTTTGTTCGTCAGGTTGCGTTGAAATTCCTAAGACATAGTTATTAACTTTTTGCGTTACACTGGCCATTAGCGTCTCAGGGCTGTATAAGGTTTATAAGATTGATAGGCAGATTCATCAGGCCAACCCATGAAGTTATGGTCACCTTGATTACATTCATACTCCATACAAGCTGCTCTTGCTTGAGTTTCAAATGTTGAAAGCATCTTTTGTAGATTAGCATTAGATACTAATTGTACAGCAGCTCTACCACATGCTTTATATGTAATATACCTTTGGTATACTGTAGGTATATCTTCAAAATTAAGTAGTCTTACTTTGTTTACATAGAAGTAATCATCGTCTGGATATTCAAAGGTATGATTTACTCTATCATACATCTTCCAAATTCCATCACTATCTTTTCTTCTTACAAAGTCACGTGTTCTATCCCACTCATCTGTATTATCTATACGGATAACATCAGATGCAATGATGATTTTATTGTCACTAGCGTTGACGTTTTCTTTTATATGGTATTCAACATTAAATGTCCAACCTTCACTTTGAACATCTTGATTAGATTCTTTAAGTAAATTATAAACAAAAGATATTTCAGGGTTTGTGAAGTCTATTTGTGATATAGGTGACTGACCTATGCTACCCAAGATCGCATTGACTGCGGATAGTTCGGTATCGATATCAACGGTTGTAGTAGTCATAGGTATAAATATTTGTGAAGAAAAAAAGGGGGCGTGAGAACCCCCTTATTAGTTAGTTATATTGTGCTGTTACTACAGCGCATGTGTCAACTGTACCTGTGCTGCCAACTGTGGCATATGCTAGGCGTAAGTTTTTAGTTGTGGAGGCAACCGCTGAAGGGGTGCCTGAGCCACTTGTATCTGAAGGAGAGATACGGGTTTCTGTACCTTGACAGGAACCGTACTCACCTACTGCTGTTGGGACTGCCATAATATTTTATTGTTAAGAAACGGTGCCAATATTAGCAGGGGTAAGATGCTTCCTACCATACTCTAAAGGAGTAGCTGGGTTCTTGGTTATTGATTTATCAACTGTACCAATACCACTAAGAGTACTAGATTGACCTTTCTCCCTGGTTATTGTTACACTTGTTCCAGGATTAAGAGACATAATTAGCTACGTGCTGAGGTTAGTTCGATTGCGCCTGCAGGGTTAAGTGTACCTACACCCATTGCAAGACGTCCTACGAGTACATCACCCTGATACAGTACGGATACGTCGCCGCCCGTTACTTGGACTTGAGGGCCAATTGCCTCTACAATTCCAGCTGCATCACGCTGATAGATCAAACCACAGTGAGTAGAGAAGTCACCATTGTAGGCATTGTTCTCACCACTCTGTGCATTAACAGTACCTGCCAAGAATGGTAGGTTGTTAGAACGCTTGATAGAAATACCAGCAATTTCAACTAGACCTTCACCAGAGTTTAGGTTACCTTGTGAGTTACCATAGTCTCTGTTGAGGATGTTAGAAGAAACCTGTGATACTAGAGCGTAGTACTGACGTGGGTTTAGCACGGCTGTACGGCCTGTCTTAGGAAGGTTCTTTTCATCAAGAACTGCAGCTGCCTCGAAGAAGGCATCCACTAGTGCTTGTGCATTGTACTCCTTGGTTGCACCCAATTCAATCTGAGTACCACCTGGCTCTGGACCTGGAGATGCTGTGATAGGATGAGCTTCCCTTGCAGCTAGTGCAATTGTACGGAAGACTTTCTTATCATAAGCTTCAGCTAGAGCATGACCAATCTTCTTAGAGATCTCTCCCCTCAAAGAATAATGTGCAAGTGTCTCATCTAAATCATAAACGAACGCAGAGCTGATTAGAAGGTCATCGCACTGGATGGTCTTCTCAGCTACTGGAGGATCACCGGATCCGAGGATAGGTGTGCCTGGCTCATGATAAGCTGCTTGCATACGTCCCGTGAAGATGAACTGTAAAGATTTGCCGTTCTTCAGGGTACGTCTTTGTACTGTGTCACGTGCGATTGTTGCGCTTTCATAAGCCTTGAACAATTCTCCACTGAACAGTTTCAAATAGGTTGCGTACTTGGTATCATATACCTGAGAACCAGCGGTATTTGATACCGCCTTATTCAGGGCGCCAAGTACTGACTGTGTGGCGTTAGCCATTATTTTAAAGAGTTTGTATAGGTTTACAGACTCTCAACGTTGAGAAAATTTTTTTCGAATATTGTTGTGGTCTATCCCACCGTCTAGACGGCTTAGGTTATCTCCGTAGAGGCCAAAGCCAAAGCGGGCGAGGGGAATCGAACCCCTGTTAGGCTAGCTTGGAAAGCTACCGTCATCCATTGACACCCGCAAGAAAGGAGGTTACCCTCCAATCCAAAGTGTTTACCACTTCTTATATATAACGTTAGAACCAGCTAATAGATGGGTACCAGATCCAGTACCTGTAATCAATGCAGCTTGGAATACTAAGCTACCTTTGGTAGCAGCAGTAACAAGAGCATTGAATTCTATTCCTAAGAATAGGCCACTAGTAGCAGCACCAACGTCAATCGTAACAACCTCACCAGCACCGTCTGTTGAATAAGTACCAGTACCTTCGATGTTAGCAGCAGCTGGGGTATCAGCAGCAGTTGATTCTTCTACACGTGCGGTTACGTCTGTGTAGATAGTTGTTGCAACAGCAGCGCCGTCAGCATCTAAGTTTTTAATAGCAAACTTCAGCTCGTTAGTATCATCGGAATCATACCAGATAGTATACTTACCGAACACTCTTTCGTAGCCACCTAGAGGTATGCTTAGAGCAGACTGGGTTGCTAATGTAGTATTTGCTAAATCAGAACCATCATTTGCTAAGATCTTTTGTTGGTAACCATCAGCAGAATAGACAACAGTTCCTTGAGTTGTATTCGAATAAAACGCCATAATAAAATGTTATTGAGAAGTTGACCTCCCGCAGTTCCGCTACGGGAGACGTTAATAGTTTTCCGTGGTTTCGCACGGTGGGCAGGATCTACAATGCTGATGTTCTGTCATATGTAGACCCTCTATAAAAATGAAGATGGCAAGGAGTCCGAAGACCCCAAGCCATAGTTCATTAAAGTTCTTCATTTAGAACTTGTACTTAGCACCTATCTTGGTGCCGTATGCATTATCAGCATCTTCATCAGTAATGAATGATACTTCACCATACACATCTAACTTCTCAGAAGCAGCTACGGAAGCTCCGAGCTTACCTGAGAATTCATTTGTACCATCTACAGCGTCGCCTCCAACGAGTGCAGGACCACCTTGGATGTAGTATCCTAGTGCACCTACGTCTCCTTCATAGCCTACGTGTAGATCAGTAGTACGGGAAGTATAATCAGTGCCTGTATAAGATGCGTTAGACTCAACGTTTACATAAACGCCAGCCATTGCAGGTGCAGAAGCGAGAGATGCCGCTAGGGCAAGTGCAATTTTTTTCATTTAATTTTTTGTGTGTGATTTGTAATAAGTAATACCACGATACTTGAGTTTTTGTTCCTTCTTAAAAAGTTCTTGCTCTTTAACACGAGCTTGAAGTTCTAGTGGGGACATAATAAATCTCATAGTACCAAGACCCCGTTCCATGCCTTGGCTTCATGCGTCCATAAAATTACGGATGAACGGACGTGGTATTTATTTTTTAGGGGGTCTTCCCTTTTTCGTACCGTAGGTACCTTTACCTTTTGGCATTAGAATAAACCAGGGATAATTTGTCCAGTGAATAGGTAGGAACCAATCGCTGCAAGGAATCCTAGCATCGCTAGTTGTCCGTTAACTCTTTCAGCATTCTCAAAGTAATCAACGTCTAGTACTTCGACTTGAGGTTCTGTAGCAAATCTGTTTTGGCGTCCGCCCTGTTCAGTTGTAGTTGTCATTTAAAGTTAAAGTAAGTTTACTAGCGGCGAGGATGATATGTCAGGTCGCCACTAATCCTTTAACCTATTGATGGTGCGACTAGAGCAACCTCAGATGTTTCAGCTGAAGCTAAGTCTAGTGGGAAGTTGTGAGCATTCCTTTCATGCATTACTTCCATACCTAAGTTGGCACGGTTGAGGACATCAGCCCAAGTGGGTACGACTCTTCCGTTAGCATCGAGAATGGATTGGTTAAAATTAAACCCATTAAGATTAAACGCCATAGTGGAGATTCCCATAGAGGTAAACCATACGCCCACGACGGGGAAGACAGCAAGGAAAAAATGAAGAGCCCTACTATTATTAAAAGAAGCGTATTGGAAAATGAGTCTACCAAAGTAGCCATGAGCCGCAACGATATTATACGTCTCCTCTTCCTGCCCGAACTTGTATCCATAATTTAGAGACTCAGTCTCGGTTGTCTCACGAATGAGTGATGAGGTAACCAATGAACCATGCATTGCAGAGAACAAAGCACCTCCAAACATACCTGCTACTCCTAACATATGGAAAGGATGCATAAGTATATTATGTTCTGCCTGAAATACGAACATA